GTTGAGGCAGGGCGCATTGCCGTCTTACCTGCTGCAAGAAGACAGCGACGAAATTCTGCTTGAGACAGCCCCTGGTTCGATTGAGCTTGAATTCTCTGAGTAAAATCAAGGCAGGAACCTTGCCGTAGGCACAGTGGCAGATAAGAAAATTTCTGAACTGACGCCGTTAACCACGGCACTCAGCACAGCAGACGCGTTGCCGATTGCTGATGACTCAGCGAGCCAAACCAAAAAGATCAGTCCGAAAGCGCTGCTGGAGCAGGCGTTTCTGCTGGTCGACAACGGCTCAATACCTGCCTCAAAGATCGATAGCACTGGCGGGGTGCCTGCGGGCTCCATTGGCACAACTGAGTTAGCCGATGCGTCGGTTACCGCTCAAAAGCTTGCCGATAACAGCAGTGGCGTTGTCGCCTCTGATGTTTCCAATTTCCCTGGCATCCGAATTGGCCAGGTCGGTTTAGACAGCTCCACAGGCAAGTTCTACTGCTGGGACGGCTCGGCTTGGGTCGCTGTCAAGGCGGCTGGATCGGTCAACACGATCACGACCACAACCGGTGGGTTGCTGGAAGTCACGATCACACCAACAGGCGACACCGTTCAGATCACAGTTACCCACGCTGATACGACCGGAGCGCGTGAGTTTTTAGCTGGCCCCACAGGTGGAGCTGGTGCGATTAGCGCACGACCCATCATTGGTGACGACCTGCCAACCGCCAGCGCAGCAGAGAAAGGTGCTGTCGAGGTCAGCGGCGGTGGCCTGACAATGAACGGCGACGTCATCCGGATCGACAACACCGTTGTTGCATCAGGAGGAACGTTCAACCTTTGCGATGTTGACGCCAACGGCCTGGTTGTCAGTTATCGGCAAATCACATCTGCTGACCTGCCAGTAGCAACGACAAGTTTGCCCGGTGTGGTTAGGCCGGGCGTCGGTCTTGTGGTGGACGGCAATGGAACGCTGAGCCAATCACTGGTCGGCACGCCTGGCACCTACACCAAGGTTTCAACAGACCAGACCGGCAGGGTTGTCTCTGGAACGGCTTTAACTGAAGCAGACATACCTGACATCCCAGCAGACAAGATCCAAGGCGGCGAATTGTCTGGGACGGTCATCGGCGACCGCAGCATTGAAGAAATCAAACTTGCTGATTACTCGACTTGCTACGTCCAAGAAGGTCAGCCGAGTAATAACCCGAAGTTAGGGCAGTTTTGGTTCACTCCAAGTACCTCTCAGCTTCGCGTGTATGGACGAGGCAGCGGCCAAGACCTTTGGCTCTCAGTGGGTTTTGGAGCGCTCCAGGCCAACAACCTTCGCTGGGGCGGCACAGTTAATGCCACAACATCCACGATCACAACGCTCACAGACATCGGTGTTGCGGAAGGCTTAACCGCAGGTGGTCCGGTCCCGACCCCAACTGACGAACTGTCGGGTCTCTACTTCGTTGTCGCTACAGCGGGAAGCGGAATCACCATTCCGAACGTCAACGGTGAAAGCTGCACCGAGGGCGATTGGATTTTGTACGTCGATCAAGCGCAGGGCGCCATCCACCTGGATATTGCAGCAGGAGGGGGAGGAGGTGGCGGCGCCAGCAAGCTGGATGACCTGTCCGACGTAACGATCACAACCCCTCTCGCCGATCAGTTGCTCTCTTACAACAGCATTTCTGGCGTCTGGGAGAACACAAGCACGCTCGACGGCGGAGTTTTCTGAACCAACTAAGCTAGGTGGAGCGCCTGTATAGGTGTGTTCTTCGCTGAATAGCGCATGGCCGTCACTGTTATCACCAAGAATTCAACCGTCCCCGGCAAGGTACCGGATAACCTGGCCACAGGTGAATTAGCGATTAATGTCGCCGACAAGAAACTTTTCAGCGCTGATCAAGACAACAACGTTTTCGAGGTTCAAAGTGGGGATGAATCCTACTGGGATAGAAGTAGTGACGGGTATTTAACACCTAAAAACTCAGATGATATTGTTCAATTAGATAGTGGACCTAGCGGTGTCCCTACGATGGTGTGGGGAGATAAAGCATCAGCAGGAACTGGCGGTGAACTGACCTATGACACTGTTGATTCATCTTGGAAGTTTAATGCGGTCAAAGATGAGCCATCCGGTTCTGGCGATAACAGAGTTACCATTTCAGCTGACGGTGAAGTAAAGGCAAACAAAGGTCTCTTTAGTCTTTCAAGATCTACTGACTCACCTGCTGAAGGTTACACCGTATTAGCTACAACAAACTACGCTGAAGAAAATTTTACGGTATCCAATACCGGCTATGTTACTGCAGCTGGCACTTTTAATGCTTACATTGTCGACGACAGCCGTGGTTTCAATGTAGGCATAGACGAGAATACCAGTGTCGCCCGTATGGGTAGAAATGCTTCCAGTTCTGGCGGTGGCGGTTATTTGAATCTCCAAACCGGCACCGGTACAAACACAATCAACCTAAACGGAGATGCCGGCGGTATCACTATAAACCTTGCTGCCGATAGCAACGCAGACGCATTTAGAGTTTTCCGAGGTGGTACACGAAATATCAAATTAACGGCACTGGGTAAAG